TACTCGATGCGCGAAACGCTGATATCGGACGGTTTGAGCATTGGATACTCGCCGCACGAATCATTGTCTGCATTGAGTTTTGCTGCAATCATGCGGGCCGCACCTGAGTAAGTTGGCTTTTTGGCGGAGTATGCGCGGATGAATGATTTTTTGCATTCGGTATTTCCGGCGATGTAGGTAATGGTCGTCAGTGTTTTCATAGTTTGATTATTTGATGGGTGAGGTTTGCCCTGCGTCGCGGGCCGCGCTTGTCCTGATTTGTAAAAGCCGCCCTGCATCGCGGGTCACGCTTGGATGTGAAGAGAATGGCTGTAAATTGACAGCAAGCAAGAATAAAATTCTAATTTATTTGAGATAGGGAAAGAACGTCCAGCGGTCCAGTTCGTCCATTGCCATTGAGCAAGGCTTGCAAGCGGCATTAAACCACTCTCGCCCGTCAGCGGTCTTGAGGAGGCACAGAGGCTTGATCTCGGCGCAACATGGGCATGTATTGATTGGTTTGTCGTTCATAGGTTTAAGCGTGAACAATTGCAGCAGCAACGTAAATGACGGCACAAGCGGCCATAATTCCAAGGAAAATGCCCGGTGCTTTGCGCCAGCCGAATATTGCGACCATCGTGACGAAGAAGACGGCGGGAATGATGAGGATTGATGTATTCATAGTGTGTGTGTGTGTGGTGTGAAGCGGGGTTGAACCGTTTGTGAGGGGATTAGCCGATTGTGATATCCTCCCCCACTGCCATGCCGCGCAGCTTGTCCGCATGGTTCGGAAGTGAAATCTTGGGACAATAGCTGTAAACTACGCCGGGAACACGGACCAGCGTGTCGCCATTAAGCAGCATTTCTCCAATCCAATTCTTGCAACTAGACATGAAGAGATCAGTGGACACGGAAAAGGTCGTTTCTGATAGTTTCGTGATTTTCGCGGTTTTCATCGTGGTGTGGTGTGGTGTGGTGTGGTGTTGCGTCGTGCAACTGAGAAGACACTATCCCACCGAATCCACATTGTCGACAAATAGTTTCCAAAAAGTGAAAATAGTTTCAAGGCATGCCGCAAACCTAGGAAATACAAGGGATTCACAAGCACCGGGAAAGCAGGACTACGAGCAAACGAGCCGGACAAAGGGACAAATAACGGCTCCTAGTTACACTGGCAGCGACGATCCATGCCGGAAGACATCCAAGCTCGACGGTCCAAGGTGGCTATCTTAAAGGGGTATTGTCAAATATCCAAGGGATAAGGAAGAGCAAGCAAGACAAGGAACAATCACCCGGAGAATCAGGCAGCCCAGAGAATCTAGCGGCTTAGAGAATCAAATGACTCAGAGAATCAGAGACCAAGATGACTCAGAGAATCGTTCCCGTTATTGTAAAGAATATTCGCAACGCGTATATAATATTAACGGGAGCATTCGCTGCCGTTAATGGGGTCAGGGCTGTTCCTGCTTCGCTACGCTTCGCAGTATGAGCATACGCTGAGGTTACCATGGTCAGTGCTGTTCCGCTCGTTCGCTGGCTCACTCACGTATGATAGTCACGTGGAATGAAACAATCTTCCTTGTCTCTCTTCCAGAGGGATTATAATCAGGATTCCGAAAACGTGTCAAGCTTTTCGTTCTCCACGGTTTATCGACATAAGCACCACTACATGTAGTAGTCTCAGCGCACGGATCACGAAATAGCGAGTTAATTACAGCTTCTGCTAGGGAATGAATCCCGTGGAACAAGCCTAGACCCTGGGCTACAGCCTGTGGAACACGATTCAGCATTACGGTTATTGTAACAAGTTGTGCATCAGGCCGGGGGGGAGGGGGTCAGGATTTTGGAGGCGCGGGAAAAACGGGAGCGATAAACCACCCAGACAAAAAATGGCTAAAGGGGGCTGTGTGCTGTGGTGTGCAGGATATGACGTTAAGCGTCCATTTTTGTGTATGGTATCACACTTTACGACGTGCTTGACAAGGATGTGTAATCTGTTACTTTGCGCGTGAACCATTGCGTGTTGCGTTGGTGATACTTTAATATAATTATGGCTAGTCCGGTTGCATATGATTTACAGGGTCAAGGAGGAGGCATTGTGCTTTCCACTGCGGCAACTACTTACACTGGCAAGATCCGCTGGATTCAGGTGGTCAATGACGCTGTGTTGGCTACTGTGGCTAGTGCGTCTGGGAGCATCACTGGTGCATCAGGGTTGCAGACTATTACCCTTCCTGCGGGCTTGGGTATTGGTGGTGACTTTAGCTCCGTGGTTCTGACCTCCGGTGTGGTGATTGTTTACTACGCGTAATGTCCCAGTTTGCCCAGAGTGGTGGTGCGATGGATTCTGCGATTGGCGAGACGGCTGATCGTGGGTTTGTGAGCGTGAACCAAAGGCTTCAACTTAACCAACTCCAAGAGGGTGAGGTACGGGAGTCTCTGAATGGGCGCATGGAGGGGTATTGGAAGCCCCGTAAGAACGTGGTGAGTAGGACTGGGGCATTGACTACGGGAGGCTCTGCCTTGCAGCTGCCCTTCCTCCTGACTGGAACAAGCGTCTTGATTACGGCAGCGTCAGTTACCGCTGGCGTTGTTACGCTTACAACTGGCTCTGCTCACGGACTAGCTCCCGGCGCAACGCTAAACATTGCTGGAATTCGCTACACGACTGGAAGCGATCCTAATGGGGTGTTTACTGCGGTAACGGCTTCGGCATCTACGATCACCTATGCGCTTGCTAGTGGGTCTGGAACATACACTGTTTCTGCTGTTGAGCCAATCTCTGAGGTAATTACGTCCACCTCAAAGACAATCAGCAATGTTACGATTCCAGTTACTGGCACGGTGCGTATTACCGTTACCGCGCATGGATTTGCTGCTGCGAGTTCTGGATGGGCTACAATTGCTGGTTTGGATGCATCTTTTAATGGAAGCTTCCTACTGACTTATTTTGATGCCAACACGCTGAGCTATACAATTGCAGGAGTGACTACTGCACCAACGGACAAGGTGGGAACGCTGTCTCAAATGGCCATCAACAACGATGCTGCGGCCAATGTCCGTGCATCTTGCTTGTTTAGCGATCCAAACGATAGCAACAAGGAGTATGTGATTATTGCTCTGGATGCTGTCGCTAAGAAGATTGACTTGGATGGTTATGTGATTACCGACATTCCGTATCCTGCTGGAGACGCTATTGGTGCTGACACTGACATGATCCAAGTGTTCGACAAGGTAATGATCTTCCGTGAAGGACAACAAGCACTTGAGTGGTTTCCCAATGGCAGGCAAATTCTTTCAGCATCACAAGCTGGAACGACTACCGTCACCATGTCAGTGCGAGATCATGGGTTAGTTGTCGGAACAATGGTGACAATTGCAGGGCTTACTGGTGGCACACCCGCAAATGGGACGTTTGCCGTCGCTAGCGTTGTTGACGCAGATACATTCACTTATGTTTTCACCACTAGTCAGGCGGTTACGTTTGGCACAAGTGTTGCAATCGCCACTGACGGGTTCACGCTATCTCCCGGTGGAGCTTATACTCAGCCACAAACTTTCAACATTCAGGCAAAAGATGTCGAGATTGCAAGCGGATTGATAACTGCGACAGTTACTGGTAACGTAACAATCAAACAAGGCGACATTATTATTGTGCGCCAAGCGGAAACTGTTGATTTTGCTGAAATGGTTGGGAAAGAATACCAAGTTGTGTCGGCAACCACAACGACGATTGCATGGTATGCGCCAGTTGGGAATTACAGCACGTCAAGCACCGATATTTTTGAGTTCGGTGGCAGATTTAGCGTAGGCGGTGGCTTTATGCACCAGCCCGGCGCACCGTGGGGTATCCATTTCCAACGCAGGCTGTGGGTTCCGTTTTACTACGATCAATCAGGAGCTTATAATGTTCCAGCATACACTAGCCGCAAGATTACCGATGAAATATCCGTATCAGATATTCTAGACACTACTACATTTGACCAGATTGAGAACCAATTCCGTGTAAGCGGTGGGACAGCAGACTTTGTTGTGGCAATGCACGGCTTCTATGACGACGGGTTGGTTGTCCTAAACCGGAACAGCCTTCATCTTGTTAAGGGGACGCTGGGAAGCCTTCTGGATGTTACCGTTAAGGAGCTTACATCTGAGATTGGATGCCTCGCTCGCAAGTCTGTTGTCATGCGCGGCAATGCAATGCTGTTCTTATCTGACGATG